TTCGCGTTCTGGTTGGAAAAGACAAACCTTATATCTATGTCAGGGTGTTGGTCTTTGATTAACAGGTGCTTATGCCTGTCTTGGGTTGTCCATAGACCTTTAGTCTCGACATAGAAGTTACCTAGCCTGAAATCAGGAGTGTATTTCGCTGATCTTGCCGGGACGACATAATTGATCTTGTCGGTTTCATAGAGGACACTAAGGCCAGCTATCTTAATTTGCTCAGCTATCTTGTCCTCTAATCCGCTCCTAAAACCTCGCTGCGTCTTCGATCTCATCCATGCCCTCATCGAGGTCACCTATGAACTCTCCATCTACGGCATCAAAGCCATCGTCAGCGCTTTGAACAATAGAAGATATTTGGACTTTGTTAATCAGTAGACTAGCCCCAGCGTTACCACTGTTTTTGTAGACATTGATGTACCCACCTATTCTCAGAACTGAACCAGCCCAGATAGCTGGGACCTTACTCATTAAGATAGGGTTTCCATCCTTATCGTAGAACTTTGGATCGTAGGCACTTCGACATTTAAAGAAGAGCTTTCCTTCATCATCAACAATGTCGGCACCAGCTCCTGTTTGCCAGGGCAGCTGGATCTTCTTATTGCCATCCATGCCGGCTTCTTTGATTGCCTCAAAGACTCTGGTTTTTAAAGCTTCGGCAGCTTTCTTGTCCTGGTTGATTTGGACTTTGTATTCACCGTCCTCTTTGAACTCAGTGTCCTTTCGGTTAAGGTAAACGTATCTGACATATCCTAAGTCAGTTTGAAATTTAGGTTTAGTGTTAGCCATCTTGGCTGTCTCCTTTGGTTTCCATTTGGAGCAATACAGAATTGTATATACTTTATAGGTGACCATGGAGTTTTTAACTGAAACAGTAGTCGCTTTCTAAGACCTCATAGATGTCTAAATCACCCTTTGGAGGTACTTCTAAAAGCCTTGCATCAGTAGGGTCATTTAACTGCTGCCTGACACCCTCTAAGAAGCTCTCTAAGGGGCACTCACCGGTGTATTGGCTGACGAATGCCTCTCTGACTATCTGGAACAAATCAATGGTGTTACAGGCCGTTGTAGCGAAGCTATCATGGATCACCATAAAGTCTCTAAGACCATGCTCATACGACAGTAATATTGTATTAACCATGTGAGCTGCATCACAACTATGAATCCAGTTAGCAGCTATAGACGACTTCGCTTTTCGACTGTCAGTTTTAGTTGGTTCTGGTCCTTTGACGGTAACCTGAGATCGCTTGTTAATCTTGGCTTCTCGATCATACAAATAGATGCGTACCTTCGTCTTAGTCCACTTTGTATAGTTCTGGACGGCTGGAAAGCCAGATGGGGATCTCCAACGACAACTCTTGTTTTCAAGAGCGAGTGTGTGAGCAGCTGCCTGGAGGAACTTCATACCGTCCCGAACTGAACTTAAGATCTTACCTATCTCCTCGTAATTGATATTAGCCAACCAGTTACAGTGTTTCTTTTGACTAACGCTGTCGCCGAAAGGATGGTCTTTGATAAGGCCATACATCTTATCCTTCTGGAGTTTATCCATAAGGTCCTCTTGTAGTTGGTTCGACATACCAATTGGTGTGGATGAGTATGAATAAACCATTGTGTTTCTTTTGGTTACACTTCGGCTTATCTTGTAGTCTAACCACCTCTTCTTAAACTCAGACTTCTCGGTCTTTATTCTGGAGGTAACGGCATCAGCTACAATCTTATAGATATCCTGGACTTCATTTGACTTGGTAAGGTTTACCATCGCTCCATCCTTTTTAGATCTAAGGATAGCTGCATAGTGTTGTGTGCCAGAGTTCGTACCATCGAGACTAGGTGCTATGTGACAGACATAGCTATCACCCTCGTCAAGGTAACCACAGTAAGCTTCACAAGCTGCGATAAACTGAAAAGGCTTGTCGGCTTTCTTCCAGATCTCAAAGCTCTCTTTCGGGTATCGACCAACCTTCTCTATCATCGCTTGGTTGTCTTCAACCCACCTTACTCTCTCTTGGAGAGGTTGCTTTGATATCTTATTGAAATCACCTACGTTTGCTAAATGGATCATAAGCCAAGCTGCTCCATACTCTCCCAGGGGTTTACCATCAGCAAACTGAAACTGAGCTTTTACACAGTCGTCTCGATGATAGTTAAAGATTGAAACTGGGTACAACCGGCCTCTGAAATCAAAGTTCCAAGGTAAGTAGAATCTATCGTAACCTAGCATCTCTTTAGAGGTCGCTAGGGTCTGTTGCATAATGCATTGGCTTGCTTTGACATCGAGGACGTTCTGTCTCCAATCTCGACCATCCTGACGCTTAGCTGCCTTTTGATTGTCGGTAAGACTAGCCCAGACTTCATCACTCAACTTCTCTGGCTTGGGCAACTCTTCAGAACTGGGGAACGAGCCAAACTTCTTAGATCCCTCCCAACACCAGACCACTGTTTCTAAGACTGTCTTGTTAATCTGAAGAGGTGTAGCCTGGAGTATATTAAGAGCTTTGATATACTTAGGTACTTCTCCAGATGCACATTGATCAAAGTCGTGCTTAATTGCTTTCATTTGAGCTTTAGATGCTTGCCTGACTAATGGAACCGTCTGATTGAGTGCCGGATCTAAGTAACAACCAGTGGACGTCGATACCCATGGTCTAGGAGGGCATACCATAGTTGAGAACATTGGCTCTGTAAAAGAGGCATCAAAGTTCCCATCCTTTACTAACTCGTAAGCAACATCAGTTAATACGACAAACCTCTTAGTATCTTTAAAGCTACCTGTCTCAAAGATCTCAAAGAGATCAGAATGCGACAACACTGCATTAAGCAATACTGATGCACATTTGACCTTCTTCTTCCTTGTCCATTTGTCCCTCTGGTAGCCAAACTTGGAGGCAGCTCTTAGGGCATTCCTCCTTCGGTATTCAAAACTAGAGTGACCAGAGGTAGCCTGGTTCGTCACAAGTTTACCTATGTGCCTATCGAACTCTCTTAAGCCAGCCGACCAAACCTCAAGCTCTACCCTAGTCCCAATTGCAACCAAGGTCTGAGTAAAGGTATTCTTAATACTCGCATGATTAAAACATTGGTTTAAACTTATGTAAGCTAAGATATCCGCATCTAGCAAAACTAAGTCATCAAACCATTCACTTTTGAAACTAGTGCATCTTTTGCCTAGTCTATGCTCTTCTTCTTTAATAGCTCTAGTTATCTCTGTAGAGACTCTCTCGATAGCATTAGTCACTAAGGAGTGTTCTACGTTTCTGTTTGAAGGATGCTGCTGATCGTTACGTCTGTGGTACCTCTCACGGCCCTCATTCAGCATACTCTGCTCTCTGTCGACCTGAGTTCTCTCAAGTTCTCTATAGTTATTCGTTGCTATACCCATTTCTGCTCCCGTTTAATCATTAGTATACTTTATAGGTCGCCATGGAGTTGACCTATGAATAAACAGACGATTTGAGACAGTCTGAGCGTCTTAACGATTATAGAAATAAAAAACCTCACTGGCCTTATTTTAGACCAGAGAGGTTACTGTGGGAAGTATCCATAGTTGACACTTCCGGTGTCAGTCGTTGACGCTAAATCAACCTATGTGTCGTTTATCTTCAATATACTTTTCAAAGTCCAGAAGCTTCTGGAATGCTAGTGATGTTTGGTGGAAACTATCATCGAAAAGTGTGCTTTCTCGTTTCACACGTTTAAAAAACTCAAGCATACACTGCTCTGTGGCTTCATAGTGAATACAAGGACAGTCTTCTGTCGGCTGATATTCTGTCGCCCAGCCAGCTTCAATTGCTTGCGCTAATATACGTTTTACTGTGTTTCGAGAAATTCCGTACTTATCAATGATTGACGATACAGTCGTCAGTCGTTGACAGTCTCCGTGATGAATGTGGGAGTTCATCAGCTCCATCCATATAGTGAAGGCGTTAAAAGATTGTCGAAAGAAGCGCACACTCGGCTCGGTTTCTCGTTCTGCCCGAATTGCAAAGCGCTTCAGTTCCCATTGGATCATTTCTGTGACGTAATCATGCACAATCTTATCACCAAAGAAGAATGCTAAGCCTTTCTGAGTAAACTTTCTCCAACGGTCTTCTTCCAAAGCCATTGTTGGATTTAAAACGTTAAACCAACGAGCGTCCTTGTGACGTTTAAAACGGACATTCTTATCTGTATTTATATTATCTTTCATTATGTTATGCTCCCTAAAACTGAAAGCCGCAAAGCTAAGTCTTTTATTGCTGCTAACTGGATTCATACTTCCTCAGTTTAATTATATAGTAACAGTTAGCAACTGATAAATTATCAGGAGGCCAACTGTCGTGATTATGATTGAGAGTAAGGCTAGGATATCCCCGACCAAACTCTGTTCTAATTTATTGATGAACCGCCTCATGCCGCTACCTCTAGAGAAGCCATCTGCTCCATGATATCTAAAGAGGTACTTGTGTCAGCGTGGACGTACTTAAGAGTAGTCTCAAGCTTACGGTGTCCTAAGATCTTAGCTACGAGTGCCGTTGGAACTCTAAGGTTATTAACAAGGTTAGATGCACAAGTGTGGCGGAATGAATGGAAGACAAACTCGTCATCAGCCTCAAAAGCACCGGTTCTCACCATCTCCTTTCTAAGAGCCTTCCAGGTGCGTTTCCAGGTACTGTCTTGGAACCCATTGTAGTATCCTCTATCACCGCTAAACAAGCGTCCTAGAGCCTCTCGTGCGATGATATTGAGGGGTACAGTTCTAGCGTCACCATTCTTGGTTTTAGCTAGGGTAACCGCGTCAGAACCAGCGTCCCAGCAGTTACCATAGTAGCCGACTGCTAAACTTCCAGAAGGGCAGCGGCCAGTGATACTAGCGATCTCGCCTCTTCTCATGCCAGTGTGAAGGCTAAGGAGGCAATAGTCTCTCATCCACGGCCTCTTCTCTTCAAGGTAGCTGATGATAGCCATAACCTCACGGTCACTATAAACCTTCTGCCTACTCTCAGGCTCTCTGTGCTTCTCAAATTCCATTGGAAAGCGAATCAGCCGCATCTTGTAGGCTTTTGTGAAGATCTTAGATACCGACGATAGATATCGGTTCACTGTTGCTGGACCCTTGCCCTTCGCTAGAAGATCATCCGAGAAGTAGACGATATCGAAGGGCTGAAAATCATCCAGTAGCTTCTCACCGTTAGATCTGAAGTCACCAAAAGCTTTCAAGTGCTGAAGGATCTGTGGGTAGTTTTTGGTCGATTCATCCCAGTAGCGACTGGCATTTTGACCGATGAATGCGTTGTATGTAGTCATGATACTCTCCCAAGTTGACTGTTACTTTTACTTGAGAGAGACGTCTAAGGCTGGATGCTTATCGGAAGTTCTCTAAACCCCGGCTTTCCTCTATTGAACCCCTGATTGTGGATCAGGAGGTCCCCCGTTCGAGCCGGGGAGGTGGTACCATGACCTTCAGATAAGAGCCTTGTCGGCCTCTCTACCCTTTGTACATAGGTCCTTGGACTTCAGATTACAAGAGAGGAGGTTGAAAAAACACCGGTGGTTTAACACCGATGTCTCTACGTTGATTGTCCAAAGGGATTAAAAGTAAAGCATTTGCCTTTAACATAGTGGCCTGTTGCTATTAATCCTTGTGCAATTGTGTTCATCTCATACTCACATCGTTCTCTCGTTTCAAAGAGATGGTCCTTCCTAATCATCACATCACAAGTAGATGTGTCTGTAACGACAGAACAGTAGAGGATTACAGCTAAGAACATTAACCGATAGATCTCATGCGTTTCACTAAGCGATCTGCTCTGTTTTTAACCTGAGAATACCACTTAGAATCGCACATCTCTAAGGCTGCCTTCTGGTAGTCACCAGCATCCACAGCCTTTTTCATGTTCTTAAACTTACGCAATCGTGGGAGGCCTAAGTTAAACATCATGTTGGCGACAACGTGCTGAGCTTCTTCGGGTAAATCATAGAAGTTCGAATACAGCCTCTCACAATCTAGTAAGACTGATCTCATGTCATCTTGGAATAGCTCCGCTACTCTCTCTTTAGAGACTGGTGTTCCAACGGGTTGGTCGAACTCTGGGTCTTTACCTTCGATACAAAGGTGTCCGATGCCACACGTTTTTAAACCGAGATGGTCTAAGTAAACTGTGTGCATGACACCCTCGTCCCTGGAGATCTCTTGATGTAACTTTGCTTCATCCATTTACTTATTCACTTTCTTTACTTTCTCTAGCGTTCTTAATGATCCTAACCCCAGCATACCCATCAGTACTGGTAGCATAGTGCTAGTATCAGCTTGAGGCACGATGATACCGAAGGGTGCAGCGAGGGGTGATATGAGGAAGTTAACGAGGAAGCCTATGACGCATACCCAAGCTGTAGCTGGACGCCAGGACGACTGAAACCAGTTGCCCTTAGCGTCTGCTTTGTTAACCTCAATCTGAGCCATAGCGAGATCTTGAGCGTGTCTTTCGCCCATCGTCGCTATCTCATGAGCAAGGCGGTTTCTCTCGTCAGCGTCAGGTATAACCTTATCGAGTAAACCTGAGACTGGACCGATGAGTGCGTTGAGCATTACTTCTTCAACTTCTTCTTAGGTGGTCGTTTCTTTGTTCCATAGCCCATTATCTTTCCTTTCTTAGTTTACAGATACATTTATCAATACAAGCGCAGCCGTCTTGGCAGATGCACTTGTCTCCACATTTACAAGTCGTCATTGTTTACCTCACTCAATTGCTTAAAGGGTTGTTCAGAGCGTATGTAATCCGGGCATCTAAGTCTGCTTCTAGGGTGTCCAGAGACTCATTAAGCTTTGTAATTCGGTTATCCATACGCCCCTCAAAAGCTGTTATGATGCCCCTCACAGTTTGAACATTTGATCTGTTCCTGGTGTCCTGTTGATCTAAGATGTTTGTCTGTTTAGCTAACTGAGTATCGACCCGGTCTGATACCCTCGTAAGATCCTGTTTAAGCTCCAGTTTGAGGTCGTAGACGGATGTCTGAAGTATTCCTAGCTGCTCCTTCATGGAGTTTACTTGCTCCCTCACGACCCCTTGTAGGGCTTCTGAGGTGCCATCTAGCTCAACGATTTGTTTCTCTAAGTAAGTCAGGTCTGGGGCCACGTAAGCGCTTGTGACCTCCCTTAGATCAAGGAACTCCTGGTACAAGGTGAATACCGACCAACCTCCTCCAGCAAGCGTTGTGAGAGCTGTGAAGGCAATTGCTAAACGACCGGCACCTTTGAACTTAACTCCGGCGATCTCTGCTTCCATATCTTTAGCTCCTAATTCTCGAAGACCATGTTTTCTTTTAGTTTACTTAGCTCGCGCCTTAGCTTCTCTAGTTCCAATTGTTTAATCTGGAGGGAATATTCCATGAGGCGGTGGCAATCGATCCGAGCCTTTGGTCTAGCTCCCAGGGGGAAGGTGATACGACTATAGACAGCTATATCACCAACGCGACCTCTTGTTTCATTTGACCCTTGGATGATCGAGGTCAAACCTATCTCCATTGTAGTGGCTGAGGATATTGCATTGGAGCAGCGTAAATCCCCATCATCAAACTTATCTGATGCGTAATTGCTACCAGCGTTGGGAAGAGCAAGAGATACTGAGTTGTTTACACTGTCGCTGAAGGCATAAGTGTACATACATCCTGATAGGAGGGATGCTAGTAGAAGTATTACAATTGCTCTCATTTGGTTATCTCTTTACTTTTGAACAGATCCTCGAACTTATTAGTGAAACTTTATTAGTGCCTTTGAATAGCTTGCTCTCGCTACATATATAGACAACGCGGTCAGCATCTTGGGATCTGATGTAAATCTCGATGACCTTAGATTTGTTTAGATCAATCTTTACTGTGCGGTGCTGTGACGCAAACTTGATTTGGTTCCAGTCCTCGTCAAAGACAGACAGCCCATACCACTCGACATCTTCCCTGGAGTTCCAGATCTTAACGACGGCAACGTGGACCTTTTCAATGTGACTTAAAACGAGGGTTGGGTAAGCTGGGGTCATCTCGTGACCATGAACAGGAAGACCAAGAAGACATAAGAAAGCTAAAGCTTTAAGTCGCAATACAAGTCACCGTCCACACTGATGTATAGTTGCCAGCTGGAAGAGCTTTTGAGTAGTTAAAAGCACTGTTTAAAACAAAGTTGGTGCTACCAGCTAAGGTAAGGCCAAACTCAGTATTGTTGTTATATACGACCTTGGCTCCCTCGTAGCTACTCATTCCTGATTGTGAGACTGCCCCAACAACGACAGACGAGGTCCAAGTGCCAGCCTCGCTGAGGGGTGGTGCGCTTGACCAGGATACTGGGGCTGTGAAACGGACTTTGTATGCTGCTGCCTGTAAGACATCGACACGGACGTTTCCTTTCACTCCTCCACTGCTAGGGGTTGTGTCGAGTCTTGTGCTTAAGGAGTTTCCATAGGTACCGTTTACTTCGGTCCATATGCTACATTTACTTTGGACTATACCGGTCATTGTGGATGTCTCAGCGTAGCTAAGCTTTGCAGATAGCATTAGAAGGCAGAATAATAATGCAAGTTTCTTCATATAATTAATTCCTTAGTTTTCAAATTGGGATTTAAACATTGTGTTAAAAGATGAGGAGGATGTCATCTCTCGGAAGGCTCTAAAGTTATCTTTGAACTCTCCACCGTCCATCACTAAGACTTCTTTGTAGACACCTCCATCTAGCTGTAATGTGGAGTAAGCATCAAAAGCTGTCGTATCACCTATTAAAGCATCTAGCATTGCCTGTTGTTTTACAGTGTTAACGACTTCTGCTGCCTTGCCTGTAATCGACAAGACTTGCTCAGTGGTTACTTCTTTCTCTTCCTCTTTTTCCTCTTCCTCAGCGACTTCCAGATCTTCTTCTTCTTTCTCTTGGTCAGCCTGGTATTGAAGCCACTCAGAGTAGTAAGGATCATCAAGAGGAGGCTCAGCATTCAATAGGTTATTATCTAAGAGATACTGATAGACGGCATCTTTGTAACCGGGGCACTCAGGATTAGACAATGGTATAAAGCAAGGGTCAAACTGGTAGCTATACTGTACCGTTATATCGCTTAGTTCTCCACCAGTAGTTGTAATGCTGCCATCGCCCCACAGAGATCCTAACGACGTAGGAACGATATCAAAGCCAACCTTAGTATTACCATCGATACCATTCCAATCATGGGTCTTTTCAAAGATGTTGCCTTCGCTACCTAATCTCTTGTTTGCAATGGTGACAGTGGCATCTTCTTCGCGGTCTTTAGTTATGGTGTAGCGATGACGAACAGCAAGTATCTCTAAGCCAGTCTGATCTGGGAGTAACTGCTGCATAACCCAGTGCCGACCATCGCCATTAGCAGCGTTGGCAGTAGTGCCGTAGGTTAGTTCTTCACTAGATAAGGAATAAGAGCATAAGGAACAAAGCACCAATCCCAGCAACACCGGCTGTAGTTGTCTTATCATCTTTTGACCACTCCTTGGTTTTTGGGTTGCCTTTGTAATGAGGTTTCTCGGTTGGGTTAGCGTCCCAGTAAGCTTGAGCCTCTTCTCCTATAAGACCCCGACCAGCTGGACAGGGGGTACCACTTCGCTCTAACGCCTCAAAGATTGCTCCGTCAGGTGCTGAACAGAGCAAAGCAATCGAGGCCACGAACATTTTCATAGACCAGAGCAGCTTTGCCCTCTTCAGTAATACGCATTCAGGCTCAGTAAAAACAGTGCCACCAGCTACTCCAAAGACCTGAGTTTGGATGCTCGCTGAGGTTCCTATGGTACAGAGATCGCTGTTAGAAGTTAGGAATGCTGGGGCAATAGCAGACGGAGGAGGAGACTGTATCTTACTGTTAGTATTAGAATTGACTGTACTATTAGTCGTACTGTCTGTGATGATAGTTTCACCTATCGATGCCATTGGTAATATTAGTAATGCGACGAATAACAGTATTCTATACATAAGATGCTCTCTATTTCTGCTGCGCCATCTTCTCAACTGAAGACCTAATGGCTTTGATGTTTTCATCGATCCGAGCGAGACTAATGTTTTGATTGTTAACTGCTGTCTCCAAAGCATTTGTTCTAGTTTGCAGCCGGGCTATTTCATTGGCGTTTGTTTGTATGTCACTAGACATTGCTGACATTGACCAGACGATAGCCCCGGCTTGAATACCGAGGCCAACTAGAACTGTGAGTGGGATTGACCGGGTGATAGTGTCACCTCCGGCCATTACCAAGGCACTCCGGAACTATGAGTTGGCGATTTCTGCTCCTCTATTGAAGAGGCAATTGAAGCTTCAATTCCAGTTTTGTCTAGCTGAGCTTGTGCCCACGCTATGCAGTTCGCTTCAGTGACGCTGTCGTATGCTATGAAATCACTGCCTGTTGAGTCAGGTGAATGCCCTGTAGAGCCATAGCTTGTTGCAGAGTGGTCGCCATCGACGCCTGTGCATCTCCAATGGATGACGTTTATTCCACCTGTAGATATTGTGCGGTCAACTGATGGTATTGACCATGTGTATGTGACTGCCATTTGTTTATCCTTCTAACGTTGTTAGTCGTGTTTCAATATTTGCAAATCGTTGTTCGTTGTATGCGGCTAAAAAAGATAATAACTCAGGGTATCTAATGCCCATTCTAGTTTTAGAAACTGCATCTTCTGTACCTTCTTCCACTTCATTACCTTCAGAATCTACAAGCCATGTACTTGAGATAAACAATGAGTAATCACCAGCATCTAAACCTTCTGCTGTAAAAGCCGCCTGTACATCTTGAGCTATAATACCTGTATG